TCAACGTAGAGCAGACCTTGAAAAAGAAGCCCAATCAGCAGGTGTATTTGAAGTAGGCGATAGTTTCGGCATTAGTTTTTCTGAAGATTTTGAAATTGCTACTGAAATTGTAGATATTCTAGAAGATGGAATTGTTGTTGAGTTAGATAATGTAGCATTAGAAATGTTAGCTAACGAAGGCTTACAGTTTCTAGAAGGTGAGTTAGAAGAAGGTGTTGCCGGACCACAAAAATGTTGGAAGGGCTATAGAAAGACCGGTACTCAACCAGGTACTGGCAAGAACTCAGGCAAGCGTGTAAACGACTGCGAGAAGATCAAAGAAGACGATGTTGAAGAAGCCGAATACCAAGGACGCGAAGTTCCATTAGGTAAAAAGATGGCCGGCGATGTTAAAAAATCAAAAGTCTATGTACGTAAGCCTAATGGCAATATTGTCAAAGTAAACTTTGGCGATAAGAAAATGCGTATTAAAAAATCAAACCCAGCACGTAGAAAATCTTTCCGTGCTAGACATAATTGTAAAAACCCAGGTCCACGTTGGAAAGCGAGATACTGGTCTTGTAGGAGCTGGTAATGAGATTGTTTGAATTATTTGGTCCTGAGACCGAAAACAAAGACGAAAGACTAAATTCTGATATCGATTATGTATCAGATTTAAAATTTTTTATTGATAGCAATGACGATCTAATTAGTCATTCGCTATTCCCTGCTATCAAAAAACATAAACAGTTAGGCGGCAAGGCAGATCAGTATCAACTATATCACGATACTGTTAGTGCTGCTATTCCAAAATATTGCGAAGAGTATGACTTAGCCGATGTAAAAGATGATATCTTTACTAACGAAACTGTAGAAGCAATATGTAAAAGATTTGCAGAAGAACAAAGCAAATTTATAGAACGCGGCGACTATGAGAATTAATGAATTATTTGAAAGCGATAAGCATGTAGCCTTTAGTTTTGGCCGGATGAATCCGCCTACTATTGGTCATAAGCAATTACTAGACACACTTGCTAGTGTTAGTAATGACTATCAAATTTTCTTAAGTCAGTCTCAGGATAAAAAGAAAAATCCATTAGATTATGCTACAAAAATTAAATTTGTAAAAGCAATGTTTCCCCAACATGCGGCACATGTAGTTGAAGATACAAGTCTTAATACCATTATGAAAGTAGCCAGCTATCTATATGATCAAGGTGTTACACATGTTACTGTTGTAGCAGGCAGCGATCGAATTGCTGAATTACAAAAGTTAATCGAAGTATATAACGGTGTTGAAGGAAAAGGTCACGGATTTTACAATTTTAAAAAAATTGATTATAAGTCTGCCGGAGACCGTGATCCTGACGCTGACGGAGTAGAAGGAGTTAGTGCTAGTCTTGCTAGAGAAAAGGCAGCACAAGGCGATGTTAAAGGATTTGAAGCAGCAACTGGTGCTGGAAAGTATACACAAGCATTGTATAAAGCTGTAAGATCAGGATTAGGAATATCATGAAAGCAAAAGAATTTATACCAGCAAGTAAACCGCGTAACTTTGTAGCTAAGAATCAAAAGACTGCAGGTGCCGGAGCTCACAAAGATAAAAAGAAAGCAGCCAAGCAAGGCGATGTTAAACACAAAAATAAAGAAATGGCCGAAAGCACCGTAGAGCTTAACCCCGGTGAAGATCCGCATTACTTTAGAGTGCGTCATCAAACCAAACGAGATATTGAATTAGAAATGCCACCAAAAGCATGGGATGGTGTTGGTCCTGCTTATGCTACTTACGAAGAAGCTAAAACAGCATTCGAAACATTGAAGTCAAAACATCCAAATGAAAAGTTTACTGTTACACAACATCCTAGAATATCTCATATGGGCGGAGTGGCAAAACGTGTGTTCCCCGAAGGAGTAAGTATGGAAGCAAGAGATCCAGAAGATTGGGACGAAGGTAATACTGAACCTCCAAACAACTTTGCTATCTACATTAACGGCAAAAAGTGGAAAGTAATTAAGGGTCGAGGACAGTTTGCTGATGACTATAAAGAAAGAGATCACTTACGCCAGTTAAATGCTATGGCTCAACAGAAATCACAAGCTACTGGCAAGAAGTGGGAAGTATATGTCACAGGCGAACCTGCTACAGCATAATGGACATCAGTACGCTAAAACGACTTGCTGGCATTAACGAGTTTAAGGGATTTCAACCTTACACAATCGAACAGGGTAGCAACATAAGTCTAACAGGAAATGAAAAAGGCCAGCTAATGAAGAAACACGATATTAGACCCGGTACACCCGAATGGTTTCAATTATGGTTTAGCTTGCCTTATATGACTGGCGAAAAACCTGTGGGAAAAAAGAATGATTAATATATCAGCATCTGCTAAACAAAAAGTCATAGACTTATTGATCGATGAAAACGATCCTACACTTGTACTTAGAACGTTTGTACAAGGCGGCGGCTGTTCAGGATTTAGCTACGGGTTTACTTTCGATAATACAATCAACGACGACGACTTTGAATTCCCATTAGATAAAAATTATAAAGTGATAGTTGATGCTATGAGTATGCAGTACCTAACAGGTTCTGAAATTGATTATCAAGACGATCTACAAGGCAGTCAATTTGTAATTAAAAATCCAAATGCTCAAACAACATGCGGATGCGGGAGTAGCTTTTCCATATGAATCCAAACGATTATCCAGTGTATCCGCAACAACAAGGCGAAGAAGATCGTCCATTAAATCCTTATAGTCCACACTAATGAGAGCAAAAGAATTAACACAGTTACCGCAAGGCGTTACAGTCTATGTTGACATGGACGGTGTTCTTGCTGACTTGTTTAATCATGTAGGTGGACTTCACGATGTTGAACATTATAATAAGATGACTCAACAGCAATGGGAAGAATTTTTTAAGAACAGTAATGCCTACGAGTTATTTAAAAACTTACCTGCGTTTCCAACTGCTAATAAATTATTAAGTATTGTTAAAAACTTTGCTGGCGGGTACAAGATATTAAGTAGCCCACTAAACTTTGACAAAGCAGGTAGCATCAAAGGTAAAAAAGAGTGGTTAGCAAAACATATCAACGTTCCAGCCGATGCGTGGGTTTTTGAACACGAAAAACAAAAGTACGCAACATCAAACGGTGTGCCCAATGTGTTAATTGATGACTACGGTGTAAACATTCGCAACTGGCAAGCTGCTGGTGGAATTGCTATCAAATATCAAGCAGACGAAGACAGTCTTAAAAAAGTATTTGACGGGCTTAAAGATGCTAAAGAGATACTAAGCAATAAGGCTAACGCCGACATCGACGAAGGCAAGAAGAGAAAAAAACGTAAAAGTCGCTGGGCAGCATATGGTCCAGGTCCATACGGCTATTACGGAACTGCCGTGGGTTACAGTGGCAGTGACGGGATTAGCAGCGATGGCGGAGCAGTTGGAGAACATATTGTCAAAGTTAAAGGTGGTTACGAACTAAGGTCTAAACACGGTAACAAGAACCTAGGCAAGTATCCAACCAAGGCCGGTGCTGAAAAGCGTGAACGTCAAGTACAGTATTTTAAACACGCCAACGAAGATATCGATGAAGGGTGGAAAGACTGGGTCGCAGGTGCTGGTCTTGCTGCCATGGCTGCTGGAGGCGGAGGTGCTGCTTATGATGCTTATAAAGCTAGTCAATCAGAAAAAGAACCAACAGCCGTAGTTGCCAAAGCTGATAATAAAAGTAATTTTACAAAAGGCGTTGAGAAATTAGCTAAAGATGCTGTGCCTAAACATCTAGTTTCAGGTTCACCGCATGAAAAGTTTTTAACCAAAGCTGCTATTGCCGCAGGCATTAAAGGCGAAGAGCTAGCACAATTCCTAGCACAAACAGCACACGAAAGTCATAACTTTAAATCTATGATTGAATACGGCGGATCGTTGGATTTTAAAAAGTATGAACCTAAGTTTGTTAAAGATAAAAAAACTAAAAAAATAACACAGGTCAATCCTAAAGCTAAAACACTAGGCAACACTAAAGTAGGTGACGGTGTTCGCTATAAAGGTCGAGGATACATACAACTTACCGGTAGATATAATTACGCCAAGGCTGGGTCTGCTTTAGGGCTACCATTAGAGGCCAAACCCGAACTTGTAGAAAAACCCGAAGTAGCCGCTAAAGTAGCTATTTGGTTTTGGCAGAACCGTGTACAGCCTAAGGTAGATGACTTTGCGAATACTCCTGCTGCTACTAAACCAATTAACGCTGGATTAAAAGGGTTAGACGATCGCAAAGAAAAATTCCATAATTATAAGACAGCAATGAAATGAAAATAAAAGAAATATTAGAGAATTTTGCTGACGGAAAGGTTAAAGGTAAAAGCCGCCCTGGGCGAGTAAAACGTGCCGGTGCTAGCTGTAACGGTTCTGTAACTGATTTAAGAAAACGTGCTAAAAACGCATCGGGTGAAAAAGCTAAAATGTATCATTGGTGTGCTAATATGAAAAGCGGTAAATAACATATGAGAATTGAAGAACTAACAAATCAATTTAAATTCTTTGCTGCTCGAGTAAAAATTAAGCAGACAAATTATAGTCAAATTATTGATACTACAGTAACAGCTAAAAATCAAGAGATGGCTAGGCGATTAATTAAAGCACAGTACGGTAAAACAGCATTAGTAAGTAACGTAAGAGAAATTAAATGAAAATTAAAGACATTGTACAAGAAACAGCTACAGCAGGCGGCACATCATCAGCTAATGTATCTGTAGGTGTAGTTTACCCTAATGTCAAGGGCAAACAACCTAAAAAACGCAAAGACGGCACTGCTCCTAATGCTTTAGATATAAAAGGCGGAAATCTGCTTTCTGGCGGCTCTGTGGCAAAAAGATAAATAGTTATATGAATAAAAAATCAGTTAACGAAGATCAAGATTTAGGTCCTCAGGATCATGAAGCTTCTATGGCTCGAGCAGAGCTGTATAAAGCTGCTGAGTATGCTATTAAAATCTTCCACATGATTAAACCCGGCGATAATTTAGAAGGTTGGGTATCTGCTAAGATTACCAAAGCATCTGATTATCTAGATTCCGTAGCACACTATATGGAATATCAGAAAAAATTCGAACAACCTGAAGAAATCAACGATGTTTCTTTAGATGATAAACCCGATGAAGCACTCACTGTTGAAGTAGCTGAAAGTCTCAGCACACAGTGGAAACAATTTAAGACACAAGGATAAGAACATGGATTTTAAATCTATACTCAATAAGTTGGACAGTTTTTCTGCTCCACCAAAAGGTGTTGATACACCGAAGCTAGAAAAAGCTGTACAGTTAAATGAAGATGCACAACTACGTGTTTTAAGCGGACGTTCTACATACATTTCTGAAGCTAAGAAAAAGAAAGAAGAAGAAATTGCCGAAGAGATGAAAGTTGGCGATACAAAGAAAACTGCCAAAGGCGGTACTGTTACTAAAACTGCTACTGGCATTAAGCATACTAAGAAAGACACTTATGACGGTGAAGATCATCAAGAAGAGCCAAAGAAAAAAGCTTCTAAGGCAGCAATGACTGGTGCTGAGCGTCAAGCACAAAAAGCCAAAGACAAAGAACAGGCTAAGGCTTCTAAAGACTACGCAAAGAAAAATCCAGGTTCCGTAAAAAAATATGTTGACGGTAAGCTAGTTAAAGAAGCAGCTAAGCCAGACTTCTTAGATGTTGACAAAGACGGCGACAAGAAAGAGCCAATGAAGAAAGCTGCTAAAGATACCAAAGTTAAAGAAGGTGCTAAGCCAGACTTCCTAGACATGGACAAAGATGGCAACAAGAAAGAGCCAATGAAGAAAGCAGTTGCTGATAAAAAAGCAGGTCCAAAGAAAGGTGTTAATCCTTTTGCTAAAAAAGAATCTGTTAAAGAATCATTAACATTTACTAGTGCTTTAAAGATTGTTAAAGAAAGCCAAGGTCAATTCCAAATTGATCCAATGGACAAAGCTCTTTGGTCTTGGGCAGAACGTGTTGGCAAGAGCAAATTCAACGAGTCAGTTCAAGCACAGGCATTTGCTGCTGCTACCTATGAAAGAATGGGCGGTGAGTGGGGACTACACAAAGTTATCACAGAATAATTTTTCTTTTGATAATTAAAGCCAGTTGACTATCAACTGGCTTTTTTATTGACTATATATTTCATGACACAAGACATTTACTGCGGTAGAATATACAAATCCCTTTATATTGAAAAAAGTAACAATGGTGAAATGTCAATATCGCCGTGTTGTGTTAGTCCAGTTCAACCTGTCGATGACATTGATTTTTACAAAGATAAGAATTTAAATTACTACAGATCATCTAACCAAGATAACATTAAAATAAAAGAATGTAAGTATTGTTGGAATGCTGAGGAGTTAGGTATTAACACCTATCGTGTACAAACTAATGATTTAGATTACAATGACCCTAAAGAAGTTAGATTAACTCATTTAGATTACAACGTTACTCCAATATGTAATGCTAAATGTATTGTGTGTAGCAGCTATTATAGTAGTTCTTGGGCTGCTGAGGACAAAAAGTTTAATCAAATCAAAGACACTAGATCCGCTAATAATATTTTAAAATCAAAGTATCCTCTTAATTTAGATTTAACAAATTTATCTAGAATTTATTTTAATGGTGGAGAGCCGTTTCTTACTGATGATCTAGAAATCATGCTTACAGAAATTGAAAGACAACAGTACGGATTATATAAAGTAAAAGTTGAAATAAGCACCAATGGATCTGTTTATCCTTCTGAAAAACAAATTGAGTTGATAAGGAAATCTAACAAATGTATACTAAGAGTTAGTATAGATGCTATCGAAGAACAATTTGAATACATAAGATATCCGCTTGTATGGAAAGATGTAAGTGAAAATATTATAAAAATGGCTAATATATCGCCAAAAATTCAAATCATAATATGCCCAAATATTGGTATTCATAACATTTTAGAAGTTAAAAAAATTGAAGACTGGACAAAGGAGTTGAAATCTAGTGTCAGTAATTCTGTAGAATTAAATTTTCATCCTACATTAGGCCCGTTATCTTTAAAAAATATGTCATCACAACTAAAGATAGAAATACAAAAAAACATGCCAACTGATAATATACTAATAGGTCAGCTGTTAGACAACTCGCCTTCACAAGCAGACGACTATAAATGGACATTATGGTTATTAAATATCGATTGGAGGCGTTCATTAAATTGGAAGCACACATTTAAACTTTTAGCATCGTTGTACGAAAAGGTAAAATTAGATGTTAACAAATAGAACAATTGATAGTATAATAAGTCTATAAGGAGAAAATTATGGCAAAGATGTATGGTCCAGAAGAGAAAGCAAAACTAGAAAGACTAATCAACGAAGGCGGCAATGTCTTACGTGAAATTGAAGATCTCAACGAAGGTCTTAAAGAAACAGTCAAAGCAGTAGCAGAAGAATTACAAATTAAACCAAGTTGGATTAACAAAGCAATTAAGATTGCTCGCAAAGACAACTGGAAAGATCACGAAGCAGAATGGGAAGAAATCGAAGGTATTCTTGGTGTTACTAAGAATCTTCCTGAATGATAGATTTTTTTCGAGAGTCGTACAAATGGGCTAAGCAGGATTATCAAGATTGGCCATTGAGGTTTGTTCTTGAAATCACTGCTTGGCTAATGAGCATTTGTTGTACTATTTGGATGGGTGCCACTTTGCCTAATCCCCCATTCCATATCTTGTATCCGCTGTTTATTATACAATGTTCAATATTTGGTTGGGCAGCGTGGACTAGACGTAGTACGGGCATGGTTGCTAACTATCTGTTAATTGTCACTATAGACATAGTAGCATTAACACGTTTGCTAACTATACAATAAGAGAAAGGTTTGATCAGCCACAAGTGATCATTTTGGTTTGCCAGCCGCAAATGGTAGAGGAAAATATATGAGCTACGTTGACGCATTCTATGAACGCGATCAGGATACTATTCATATCGTTGAACGTGACGATAAAGGTAATAGACATTACAAAGACTATCCTGCTCGACACATTTTTTACTTTCAAGACCCTAGAGGAAAATATGTAAGTACTAACGGCGAGCCGCTTAGTCGCATAACTTGTAAGAATCTCAAAGATTTACACAAAGAAACAAAGATACACAGTGGTACTAAGCTCTATGAATCGGATATTAATCCCATTTATCGATGCTTAGAGGACAACTATCTCAATCAAGATGCTCCAAAACTAAATGTAGCATTCTTTGACATTGAGGTAGACTTTGATCCAGAGCGTGGGTATGCGGCACCAGACGATGCGTTTATGCCAATTACAGCGATTGCTATCCACCTACAATGGTTAGATACACTTATATGTCTTGCGGTGCCTCCAAAAACAATGACTATGGCCGAAGCTACGGCTGCTGTTGCTGAGTTTCCTAATACATATCTGTTCGAAACAGAAGCAGAACTATTAGATAACTTTTTGAATATTATTCAAGATGCCGATATCTTAAGTGGCTGGAACTCAGAAGGCTTTGATATTCCGTATACTACTAATAGAATCATTAAAGCGTTAAGCAAAGATGACACTAGAAGATTTTGTTTGTGGAATCAGTATCCCAAGAAACGTGAATACGAAAAATACGGCAAGACTGCTGTAACCTATGACTTTATTGGTAGGGTACACATGGATTACCTAGAGCTGTATCGTAAGTACACCTACGAAGAACGACACACTTATCGACTAGATGCTATTGCTGAGTATGAATTAGGTAAAACTAAAACACAATACGAAGGTACCCTAGATCAACTTTACAACAACGACTTTAAAAAGTTTATCGAGTATAACAGAAATGACACTGCTCTACTTGACGATCTAGATAAAAAACTAAAATTCTTAGATCTTGCTAATAAAATCGCACATGAAAACACAGTGTTGTTAGCAACAACTATGGGTGCTGTTGCTGTAACAGAACAAGCTATTATCAACGAAGCACATCGTAGAGGATTTATTGTTCCTAATCGTATTAAACGAGAGCCCGGATCAGAACCAGCAGCAGGTGCGTATGTTGCTTACCCTAAAAAAGGCATTCACGAGTGGATTGGGTCTGTTGACATTAACTCACTATATCCTTCGGCGATTCGTGCGTTGAACATGGGTCCGGAAACTATTGTCGGTCAACTACGACCAGACTATACTAAAAACTACATTGATCAAGAAATGGGCAAAGGCAAATCTTTTGCCGCTGCTTGGGAAGGTGTCTTTGGTAGTTTAGAATATGAATTTGTAATGGATCGTAATATTGCCAAAGAAATTACTATTGACTGGGAAGGTGGCGGCAGTGATACGCTATCCGGTGCTCAAATTTACGATTTAATATTTGAAAACAATCAACCTTGGATGATATCCGCTAACGGTACTATCTTTACCTACGAGAAAGAAGGTATCATTCCTGGATTGTTAAAGCGTTGGTATGCTGAACGTAAAGAGATGCAGGCCAAACTAAAAGAATGTATTGCTAGTGGTAATAAGATTGAAGAAGAGTATTGGGACAAGCGTCAGTTAGTCAAGAAGATTAACTTGAACAGTTTGTATGGTGCTATTCTTAACCCCGGCTGTCGATTCTTTGACAACCGTATTGGGCAATCTACTACGTTAAGTGGTCGTCAAATTGTTAAACACATGGCTGGAAAGATCAATGAGATTGCTACCGGGGAATATGACTATCGTGGTAAAGCAGTAATCTATGGCGATACAGACTCTTGTTACTTTTCTGCTTACCCTGTGTTAAGAAAAGAGATCGAATCCGGGCAACTTCCGTGGACAAAAGAAACAGTTGTTCAACTCTATGATCAAATTGCCGACGAAGTTAATGCTAGTTTTTCTAAAATGATGACAGACAAGTTTCACTGTCCAAAGTCACGTGGCGAAGTTATTCGAGCAGGACGAGAATTTGTTGCTAGCAAAGGTCTGTTTATGACCAAGAAACGTTATGCTATTCTATATTATGATAAAGAAGGCAAACGTGTCGATGTAGACGGTAAGCCGGGTAAGATCAAGGCCATGGGCTTGGATCTAAAACGTAGTGATACTCCTGTAGTTATTCAGGACTTCTTAAGTCAAGTACTTGAAAAAGTGTTGAACGGTGTTCCACGAGAAGAAGTGTTAGAATACATCACTGATTTCCGTACTGAGTTTAAAACTAGGCCTGGTTGGGAGAAAGGATCTCCCAAGAGAGCCAACAACATTACTGAATATGCTGCTAAAGAAAAGAAAGCAGGTAAGACAAACATGCCCGGACACGTTCGTGCCAGTCTTAACTGGAATACTTTAAAGCGTATGAACGATGACAAGTACTCAATGGCAATTACAGACGGTGCTAAAGTTATTGTCTGTAAGGTCAAAGATAATCCAATGGGGTATACGTCAGTAGCTTACCCTGTAGATGAACTTAGACTACCACAATGGTTTAAAGATTTGCCGTTCGATGATGCCGAAATGGAGAATACAGTCATTGACGAAAAACTTGAAAACTTGATTGGTGTCCTAGAATGGGACATCAGTTCAACTCGAAGTGATAACAACTTCAACAAATTATTTGATTTTGAGTAAAATAAATTTGCTTTTTGCTCAAGATCTAAATATAATCTTAATATACATGGAGAACCTTAAATGAAAGACATTTTACAAGATATCGTAAGCCACACACAAAACTTAGGCTTTTTAACAACAGTTAAAGTAACAGGCACAGAAGAAGGCACAACAATTAACTCAATGGCAGATGACCGTTCAGTTATTATGGAGGCTACAACAGCAAATCCATACCCAGACATGATTGGAGTGTTTGGCATGCCGCAGCTAAACAAACTCAAGTATCTATTAGACGGTGCTGAGTACAAAGACGATGCTAAGATTTCTATTACATCGGCAGAACGTAATGGTCAAACATTGCCAGTAGGTATCCACTTTGAAAACAAAGACGGTGACTTTAAAAACGATTACCGTTTTATGAATACAGAAATCATCAATGAAAAGATGAAAACTGTTAAGTTCCGTGGAGTTAAGTGGGATGTTGAACTTGAGCCAAGTGTAGCATCTGTTCAAAGATTTAATTTCCAAGCAGGTGCTCATAGTGAACATCCAACATTCTTAGCTAAAACCGACAACGGTAATCTAAAGTTCATATTCGGTGATCAATCAACACACGGTGGTGAGTTTGTATTTGCTATGGGAGTTAGCGGTAAACTTGATCGAGGTTGGACTTGGCCAGTTGCTCCTATCCTTGCTATCCTAAAGATTGCTGATGTTAATAATTCTAAGATGTCGTTAAGCAACGAAGGTGCTATTCAAATTTCATTAGATAGCGGTCTTGCTAGTTACAAATATATCATCCCAGCACAAGCAGCCTAAATATGATCAAAGGCTTACAAGGTATTAGCGGCGTAACAGTATCTGGTGGTAACACCAGTGTACCTTATGTTAATCAAAACAACAGTAACCCTATACAAGGTATGATTCGTGTGTGGGGATCAGACATGCAAGTGTTTGATGGCAACGCATGGATCAACATGAGTACCAGCTATGCTACTGTAGGCTTAGATCAAGATGTGCTAGATCTAGTACATTGGGCACGGAAGAAGCGTGATCAAGAAAATGAATGGTATAAACTAGCTTCATCTAATGAAGCAGTCCGTATCGCATTGGAACAATTAGAACAGGCAAAGACAAGAGTAGAACTTACAACAATTTTAGCGAGAGAATATGAAACAACCACCAGTTAACTTATCACCGGGGCAAAAAGACTACGCAGTCTACTTACCTGCTATTAGTACTTTTTATAGTACATACGTATCTAAACAAAGGTTTGAGGAGTTTGTTCCTCAAGATAGAATACCCCAAGGTTTTGATCGCGGTATTGAAGGCATGAACTTTTTAAATCCTGAAGAAGGTTACTTTACTTACAAGTACGGTTTGTATTCAGCAGGTCACGCACAATTAGATTTGAATAAAACACTTATTCAAGATTCTATGATACAAGATCGAGATCGTGCTAACACAGTTATTGTTGGTGACTCTGGTGGTTATCAGATCGGTAAGGGTGTTCTTAAATTTGACTGGGCTAACTTTGAAGGTGCTAGTGCCGATAAAACTCGTAGTCAAATCCTTAACTGGTTAGAACTAACTGCTGATTGGTCGATGTTACTCGACGTACCTACCTGGGCAGCTGATCACATACATAGTCCAAAGACTGGTCTTAAATCATTTAACGATTGTCTAGATAAAACTTTACACAACAATGATTATTTCATTAAGAATCGTTTAGGTCAAACTAAATTCTTAAACGTACTTCAAGGCAGTGACTGGGAAACAGCACAGGCTTGGTACGAAGCTGTTAAACACTTGCCAACTGAAGGTTGGGCAATGGGTGGAAAGAACATGTGTGACATGGAAGTCGCACTAAAAAGACTTATCATTCTAAGAGACGAAAAACTATTAGATGATAGGAACTGGATGCACTTTTTGGGTACTGCTCAATTAGACTGGTCCTGCTATCTAACTTCTATTCAACGCCAAGTAAGGGAAAACATTAATGAAAACTTTACCATATCTTTTGACTGTGCCAGCCCGTTTATCGCAACAGCACACGGACTTGTTTACACCAACGCCCAGCACACAAACAAACGATGGTCGGTCATCATGGACAAAGCCCCCGACAACAAAGCCCTTAGCCAGGCTTTTGACATCCCGTTCCCCTTCGAAAGTGAAATTGGACGCAGACTATCTCAAGGAGATATCTGCTGGTACAAACCAGGAATGCTAAACAAGATAGGTAAAGAAGGCAAAACTTCATGGGATAGTTTTGGTTATGCGTTAATGATGGCTCACAATACTTACTGCCATATCAAAGCTGTTCAACGTGCTAACACATTAATGGATATTGAAACTAAATCATATCAGCCAGACTGGAGAGCATGGAAGAAAGTCAAAGATGCCGACATGAGTGACGAGTACAGTGATTGGGTTCCGAGGAATGTATTATACTTTGACAAATTTGTTAAAGAGTTATTCAAAAGTGAAACTCCAATGGATATGATTGAGCAAGCTCGTCCGATGTTGAATAACATGATGGGAATGCGTCTCAAAGGTGGTGTTGCTAAAAACACATACAACGCACTGTTTGAAGAAGAACAAAAAACAGGTAGTATAGAAGACTTTATGGACCCCGATGACGAGAAGCTAAAAGAACTTGAAGAACTCTTTCATGAACAGGAATCTAAAAATGTATGAGCAGAGAATTAAACATTTAGAAGAAGCACATCGTTCACTTGCTAAACAAGTTGAGGCTTTAGAGAAAACAGGCAACTTTACTGATCAAAGATTGGCTGAATTGAAGAAGCAGAAGTTGACAGTAAAGGATGAAATTGTTATACTTAAACATAAGCAATTAAATCACGATACTCTCAGCAAACGTAATGACTAAAGATAAAAAATCTAAGCCCAATCAATTTGCCCTTAATAGGGGTCAAATTGAGAAGCTTGCCAAAATGGCTACTCACTTTAAAGAAGTTGAGTGGTTTATCCTAGAAGAAAACAACAACAGCGGAATTGGTTCTACTGTTGTTGTTAAGTTCAATCTATTCAACGACACCGATAAAGACATTGACACTACTGTTGATATCACTGATGTGAGTACCTGGTAATGGACAACGATCAAGAATTCCAAGACTATGAGAAGTTTGCTAAACAGATGGAAGAACAATTTCCAAAGATGCTAGGCGGACGATATGGTGGCTTTGCTGTAGGCAAGGGTTGGTATCCTATTCTACAAACACTGTGTTCTAATATTCAAAGTCATATTGATTGGTGTGAAAAACAAGGAAACCCTGTACCGCAAGTAGTTGTAGAACAGATCAAAGAGAAGTTTGGAGGCTTGCGTTTTTACTATCAAGGCGGTGACGAACAAATACACGGTATGGTTCGTATGGCAGAAGCATGGGCAGATACAGCCTGCGAAGAATGTGGCGGTATAGGCAAGCGTAGAAGTGGTGGTTGGATCCGTACATTGTGTGATCAACACGAAACAGAGCGTAATGCTCGTCTAGAGGAACAAGCGAGAAAGGATGGTCTCGAGCTATGAAATTTGTAGGAAACTGTGCTGACGTAATAAATTGGTATGATGTTATAGACAGCCTTCAAGGTAATCCTGGGGAGAGTATTGGAAAAACATCTCAAGTATTCGATGCTAACGGTGACCCAGTTGATAAAAGACCCTTCCATTACGAGCAGGCCCTACTAATTAAACAAGCAGGGTATAATAAATCAGATACCATAGAGTGGATTAACTACTATGTTGAAAAAGACTTTAGTAAAGAAGTAGAAATACAATTTGCTAAATTTTTAGATGTTGATCCTGGTTGTGCCTGGATAAGTTCAATACGACCCGGCAAATGCATTCCGTATCATTGGGATTTTGATTACGGCAAGTGGGATGAAGATATTGTAAAGAACAAACATAAGGCTATAAGGTACACTTGTCATATAGGTGATCCTAAATTTGGACACGTATTTGCTACAGATGATCATTGTTTTTATAATCAACAGAACGGTAACATCTATCGATGGAATAATTTAAACTTATACCATGGCGGAAGTAATTTTGGCATTGAACAAAAGTACTTGTTTAACTTTATTGGATATACAAAATGAAACGTGATTATGTGCAAGGCGAACAAACAGATATAATATTTTTTATCGGCAATGAAGTAGAACACACTCCTGCGTATGGTATGAAAACATTATTTGTAACTGGGATTCAACCTACAGATGCTATTGACAGTATTCTTAACGACGAAAACTCTTATACAGATACTAGTAAGCATATCAAGCATATTTTCTTCGGTGCCAATCACAGTTTTAATCCAAGAGATTATGACGAGCATAAACAATGGGAAGATATGATTTATCATTTCCTTAGTAAAGATATATTGTGTTCGCTTGATATTCCTTTAAGTCAAGTAGAAGAGTTTCACGAGAGTGGGTATTGTGATTACAATAATTTTATCCCGCAGATCCGTGTACCAATTCCATACATTAAATTATGGAATTATAATACAATGCTTAAAATTGATGATAAAGATTTTAAGGCAACTAATCCTGGTGTGTGGTCCCACAGTCTACACTCACTAATGGATCGTAGTAAGTTTACAGACTGGGCACAATATAAGAATGATGAGATTGTAAAATGAGCGGTGGATACGCAACAGCCTCAAAAATCCGTGTACGTCCAAAATCAATTGGACGTGGAAGACCGATACAAACATCTGAACCAAGAAAAATGAAACTAACACTAAAACAACGAATCAGAAATTGGCTAATGTCTGATGATGACGAAGCTGATTATTCACCAATGTCTGTGGAAACTGATCGTTTTCAAAGCAATGGTATGAGATTTCAATTATATAAAGCTGCAGGCGGATATGTAATCGAAACACGTAACTACGATCAACGCAAAGATGAAGACCACAACAAGATGTATGTAATCACTGAAGATAAAGATCTTGGTGCGGAACTTGGTAAAATTATCACTATGGAAAGCCTACGATGAAACACTCTAGTTTAAAAGTAAAATCTACAACTGTTAAAGAAAACTCTTCATATAGAGTTAGATTAGAATCTTGGGAATCAGCTGCTCCTGCGGGCCTGATTGCATTAAATTTCGTTCAAGAAAGCCTAAATAAAGACGGAGAGGTTGATTTATCCAGCACATATAGTTATAATATGACTAAGGATGAAATTAGTAATCTTTGTAAGGCTCTTTTAGAAGTATGAAAAAATTTAAATTAATTCTTGACTGGTTAATTCCTGCTTTATGTATTTTTAATATGATTGCATATTGGGGAGATAGTAATTTGCTCATAGCTTGGACTGTGGCATTTACTGGATGGTCATCTAATTTAATTTCACGATATAAACATGACAACAATTAAACAAGATATTCGCCCGCTTAAAATGATTTGGGTCACATTTCAAAAGGAAGGCATTCATTGCTATCCTGCGGCCGCAACAGACCCTAACCTAGCAACAGGAGATCAATATG